ATCATCAGGCATACCTTGGTCATTCTCATACACCCAACAAGGAACAATTATATTCTTAACCTCCTTCATTTTTAGCCTCCCAATTAAAAAAGTGTGTTACACAGTATCTACCATCCCCAAACTTTGCGTCACTATCCATTCTCACAGGATATACTTTATGCCCTAAATAACTAGGAAACATAACCATTCTATTTGGTATGCACTTTATTCGTTTATTAGCCTCAGTAAGACAAAAATCTCCACCTTTGAACTTCTTAGGTTCTTTGTAAAGCCAGACAAGAAAAGTAAATTGTGTGCTATCTTTGTGCGATTTATACTCTTGCTCATGGTCATAATAACTAACCATAGTAGAATCAGTATTTGTATTTATGTAATTGTTATGGTGAAGAGGCATAGCTTTCTCTACAATCTTTTTAAATTCCTCAGATTGTTGTTTATATAGAGCCTGTAGTATATGTGAAAACTTTCTACCTTTGATTGTGTAGGTATCCCATAGATAAAAACGAAAAGCATTTGACTTTGATTCTCCTTTTAAATCTTTAGCCACAATGGTGTTCTCTGCTTTCTCAATAGTGGCTACCTCTCTACTAGAATAAAAATCAAGTTCTTTCCATATAAGACCTAACTCCTCTTCTGTATACCAATTATCAATAATAATATGAGGGTATAGTGGGTCTCTAGCAGTTTTTATTTTCCATTGTTTCATAAGTAATTAATGTTAAAGTTTACTCTTCTAGGAACGTCAGTACAGTTAGTGCTAGCGTGTGGCTTACTAGAATCAAAAAATAACATTCTATTAGCTATAGATTCTATCTTTGTGCCGTCTCCTAACACAGTAAAACCATTACAAGTGTTTAAATAAAATATGGCACCTTTGTGAGGTTCATCCTGGTCAACGTGCATTTGATACGTAATTAAGTTTTCAGTCTTTGGAAATAAATTAGCCTTTGCTCTAATTAACTTTTGCATATTTATCTTAGAAAATATTAATTCTTCTAATGTATCTAAAAACTCACTAAGTCGTGCTTCATTATCATAAAAATTATGCATAAAGTAAAACCCATCAGACTTCCCTTTTGTGTCTCTTGTGCCTACATGACCTGCAAAATACCAAGGAAACCAAATATGACCTGCGTCATATAAAAATATATCTTCTATTAACTTAAATTCTTCAGAAGGTAAGAAGTTATCAACTACTCTGGGGTCTCTCATTTAATCTCTCTAGTTTTTTTAGTAAATTTATTAAAAACTTTATGTGGTCTATTTCATACCATTTAACAGCTATTGTCAAGTTGCTTGGGTCAGCGTGATGATTGTTGTGATATGGATGCATCAAGATAAAAGGAAGATGTATGTTTCTTGAGTTATCATTAGTTTCAAAGTTTTTATATCCAATTTTATGCCCAAATACATTAACCCACGATGCTGCGTGTAGTGAGTATACTGCAGGTAAAGCAAATAAATATAATGCTAGTTTAATATTTACTATCATAAATGACACTACTACGCTCCAGTATATAACGTAATAGTACTTTTTAATAAATACATGTGCTTTATCTTTAATTAATTTTTTAATCAAACCTGAACTAATTTGAGAGTTTTTTTCTGTTCCAATCCAAAACCAAGTACGCCAGCCATTCTCAGCAGGATGTGGGTCTCCGTCTACATCTGAATACTTATGGTGTGTAGAGTGGTTTGCTGCCCATATCATAGGTGGTCCTTGTAAACCGAAGATAGCACAAGTGTTTAAAAACAACTGCAAAGGTCTAGTTATGGTAAAAGCACCATGAGATAAATACCTATGACAATATCCCTCTATACCTAACTTTGCAAAAAATATAATACCAATTAAAGTAAACCATAAATAATTTATATCCCATAAATAAAAAAGACCTATGATAGTAAATAGGTGCATAATTGCTTGGGATACTAATAATTTATGGTGGTCTGCTAGTTTCATCTATATCCTTTGATTAATCTTGTTGCGGGTATAATCCTATCATCAATAATAACGGAAGTACTATTTTTTGTTGGACCCATAAACAATAAAGTGTAAGCAGGTTGTTCTGCTTGTATTTCGTGAAATTTGTTGTGAGTTAGTAAGTTTACCCACTTATGATTTCTTATTTCTTTTACTTTTGTATTAGGGTCATAAGTCAATTCTTTATATTGACCCCACAGTATAAAAGATATAAATGTACCTTCATGGTCATGCATCACTTGTTGCACTGGTAATATTTTACAAAACAAAATAGAAAAATAAGGACACCATATACCCCAACGTCTAATAGTCATATGCCCTGTTCTAGTTGTAACGTGTGTAGGACCTATTCCTAAGTCGTTATAAATCCTTAAGAAGTACTTTATCATAGCCACCACTTCCGTCTGATTTAGGAACTTTTACATACTCACCAATATTAGATTTACTAACATTTTGAGCTATGCGATTACCGTGATTGTCTGTTTTAGGTAGTACTATTTCTGTATCAGCTAAGTTAGTAATCTCATCAGCAAAATCACAAGTATATTCTACATAAACACTATCACCTTCTCCATACACTTGATAACGCTCTAAATGAGTAAATAAAGATACCGATACTAATTCTCTTGAGCTATTAAATTGAAACTTAAATGAATCATCTGCGTGAGATAATTTTTTGTTTTTTGATATAGGCATCACAATATCAGATTTTAGTGACTGAGCCCATGCCCATATATCATCATTTGACCCCTGTGCATAAACTGCTTGTGTTTGTTGTAATTCAAAATCTGAGTTACATATATCAGTAATATATAAAGCAGTTATACCTGAACCTAAATTAACTACGGGTAAAACTTGGCCTGTCTTATAAAATATTTCTATAGTTTTTGTTGCAGTATCTAAATTATAGATATACCTCAAAAAATCTCTATCAAGTAAAAGACTATTTTGCATTTTACTACTATCTTTATAATCTGGTTCACAAGAACACTGATGAAAAGTTAAAACATTACCGTCTGTATCTACTCCCCATGTTTGAACCTCATATGGAAAAGTTTCAGAGGTAAATACATCTGTTACTTGTTTTTTAATTTTTACCACCTCAGCGTCTTCGCTACCTGCAAAGTACACACGGTTAGTAACTTTTTTGTTATCTATGTATGCTCTCATACAAATTGGATTACTCATTACGACACTGCTCCTTGGACATTACTTTGTCCATCTTCCCATGTTACTTGATTACCATTTAAATTAATACCTTTTCCTGCCGCACCACCACTTCCACCAGAGGCCTGATTACTGTTTTGTCCAGATGCACCAGCGTTACCAAAATGTCCACCAGAACCACCACCGTCAGTACCTTGACTACCAGCACTACCATTACCGCCACCACCAGCACCGCTTATGCTACCTGCTCCACCAGCTTGAGATGTGGCTCCTGATTGACTGTTAGTGCCCCCAGCAGCACCGCCAGCACCGCCTTGTTGACCAGCTCCACCGCCACCTCCACCACCACCGAATTGTACTGTAGTTGGAGTTTGACCTTTGCCACCTTGTCCAGGCTGTGTGTAGCTACCACCAGCTCCACCGCCACCGCCACCACCGCCACCACGGATAAATCCTCCGTTGTTTTGGATTGTGACTGGGTATGATAGACTAATAGCTGGTTGTCCAGCTTGACCTCCTCCACCTGCTCCACTTCTAGCACCACCAGCTCCACCATTACGACCTTTACCTACAATCTGGTTATTGTTAATAATTTTAATGGTGTCACCTGAAGTCCAACCAGAACCTGTAGTTAGTCCAGCTGACCCTGTAGAACCTACAATAGCTTGTACGGTTAAAGTTACATCAGAATTACCTGCTGAATATGAACCGCCTCTGTTATTGTAGATATTGTAGTTTTGTGTAGTTGATGAAATAGTAAGTGCAATAGCTACTCTATTAGTAGAACCATAAAATTGTGATATGGCTACCGCACCACTACTAGGAATAGACCCACTGTCTCCAGTTGTACCAGATGGTACGTTACTACCACCAGCATAATATTCTGACATTGAGATTGGATTACTACCCCCAAACTCTGTTTGAATAGCTGATAATGCTAACGACCCTGAACTTGGTATTGCCATCTATTTTCCCTTTTTAAGTTCGTCTATTTCGGCTTTTAAATCTTTTATCGCTTCAATAAGAAGTCCGACCATATTGCCGTAAGCAACTGATTTAATCTTATCTTCTGAATCATCTTCTTTTACAACTTCTGGTATTATCTTTTCAACTTCTTGAGCTATCACACCCATTTGTTTTTCACCATCAAAGTCAGTTCTGTTAAAAGTAACACCACGTATTTGACATACTTTATCTAAAGCATTAGGTATTGTTTCAATATTTTCTTTTAGTCTTTCGTCTGAGAAAGCAGTAACATCGTTATTAAATGTAGCCGCTCCAGCAGCTGACATATCAAGTGTTAGTGCTGTTATCACACTACTGTTATCAACACCTTTAAAAATAATGTCTTTGTCATTAGTTACTGACTTAATTACGAAGTCAGTTGATGAATTAGTTAGCTCTGCTATAGCAACACCACCATCATTTATTTTTACATCTCCACCATCTGCGTCTAAAATAATATCTCCAGCTACATCTATTGTTAAATCACCTGAACTTAGGTCAATCTCTGTGCCATCAATAGTTATATTATCTACTATCACACCAGCGTTTGCTGTGACTGTGCTATTGAAACTAGCAGCTCCTGCTTCACTCATATCTAATGTTAATGCTGTTATGTTAGCACCGCCATCATTTCCTTGAATAATGACATCCTTGTCAATAACTGCTGACCTAATGGTCAGGTTACTACTATCCATGTTGATTCTGCCTACCTCTGTGCCACCGTCTTCAAATGAAACATCACCACCATCGGCATCTAAATTAATATCACCAGCAACATCTATCAATAAATCACCAGAGGATAAATCAATTTGAGTTCCATCAATAGTTATATTATCTACTGTTACCCCACCGTCTGATTGTAAAGAACTTACAGCGGTAACTGCATCAACAACATTAGTGCCGTTGTTATAGACCCACATAGTTTTACCTGATGGTACTCCGATTCCTGAACCAGAAGGAGTCTTAATAGTGATAGTATCAGCTGTGCCATTGTTAACTAAGTAATTCTTTTGTATCGCTGGAACAACTAAGTTTTGTGCCCCACCTGATGTACCTGTTAAATTAAGTCTCAGATGACGAGCTGATTGTGTTGCATTTGAGTTTGATAAAGTAAGAGTTACTGTACCACTTGAGAACGAAACATCTGCAGAACCTGTAATAGCTTCTTCTAGGGCCGTTCCTAAGTTGGTATTTGTTGTAGTACCCCAAGTTCCTGATTGTTCTCCAGTAGCAATTAACTCGATCTTTAAGTCCGAATATGTACTTGCCATTTTTAATTTCTCCTATTAACTTGTTTGACCGCTTGCAGGTACGCTTGTAACGTGAACTTTAGTGTGTTGCTTACCATTCCACGCGGCACCACAATCAGAGCAGGTTCCTGATTTGTATTCTTCGGCATCTACTTTCATGCCACAGTGTGCACATTCTAAATGTGTTTCATATTTATTTACTATTGTACCATCTTTTAATGTTGTTGCATCAATTATCATGCTGCCATCCTTGTCCAAGAGGGGTCTTGACTAGTGTCTATTTCACCCCATACTAATGTAAATCCGTTAGTTACACATGATGCACTAACCCCTGTTACTACCGCTGTTGCTTTACCAATAACGCTTGCTGTTCCTAAAGCTCCTGTAGCTGAAACTCCAGTTACAAAGACATTGTTAATTGATATAATTGACGCTGTGCCTAAAGCACTTGTCATTTCAATGCCTGTTAAGGTTACATTAGCATCTGCCGTTGTTGTAGCTGATCCTAGTGCTCCTGTGCCTTCAACACCTGTTACAGTAAATACAGCTCCTGCAGTTGTTGTTACCGTTCCGACTGCTGTTGTTGCAGTTACACCTGTAGGTGACGCTGTTCCTTTTGCAATCGTTGTGGCTGATCCTAAAGCTGTTGTACCCCTTACTCCAGTCACTACAGCTAATACTACAGGAGAGCCCCATGTACCTCGACCCCATGGTCCAGAACTCCAACCAGTCCAAGTCTCTACAAATTCTGCATATCCCAGTGCAGTCGTACCACTCACACCTGTCGGGCTAGCTGTAGCTTTAGCTATATTTGTTACTGTGTCAATAGCTCCGGTAGATGCTACACCTGTTACAGAAGTTGTACCCTCTGCACTTACACTTGAGGAACCTAATGCTCCAGTGCCTGCAACACCTGTCGGAAAAGCTGAAGCCCTTATTTCAAAGCTGACTGTTCCTTCACCTACTGTGGCACTTACGCCGGTTACAGACGCGTTAGCGTTCGCTGTTACTGTGACAGTCCCAGTACTTGTCGTAGCAAGAAAGGTTACAGGGTTATCACCAAAAGACTCTGCGTCCCAGGTCCCCGCCCCCCAGCCGTCTAAGGGGATTATCACATCAGCCATTTAAGCCTCCTATTAGGCTATACGTATAATAGCGTTAGTAGCATCAGCTGTAGGAAATACAACAGTAAAGTCGCCCGCAGTTGAAGTCTTATCTCCACCAAAGTCTAACACTG